GAGTTGGAGAACACAAAACGTATATCAAGGTCTGGTCTCTGTTTCTGTATCAGGAGGTGCTTCTTCCTGTCAGCTACAACAAACCTTCCCTTGCTCTCTACGATAATACCATTAGAGAGGATCACAAAGTCAGGGGTGTATTTCCTAACCTCGTGAACCTCGTACTCAATCTTTAACTTCTCATACTCATACTCAACAGAGAGGCCATTAAGCTGCTCTTGTATTCGCTTCTCTAACCCTGACCTGTAGCCATACTTCAATCCAGCTTGGGAGGCTCCCACAGTTCGTTGTCGTACCGCCTTAGCCATAGTAACCTCGCATTCTCTACTAGCCTTTCTGTGTCACCATCGTAAGCCTTCAGAACCGTAGTCCATAAGTCTTCTTCTGTGTGACAATCCTGCAACAGTTTGTCTGCTTTCTTAGGGCCAATACCTTGTAGCCCTACGATGTTGTCTGCACGATCCCCTGTGAGCATCTGGTGGTAGACGAACTTTAGTCCCTCAAATGGCTCAACCTTTGTCCACTCATTTCTTCCGAAGTTAAAGTGCCAACAAGGTAGCTGTAGCATATCCTTATCAATAGAAGCTACAACACAATTATAGTCAAGTGCAGCGGCTGCTTTAGCGATAAGGTCGTCAGCTTCCTCATTCTCACTCACGATAGCATCATACTTATTCATCATGTGCTGTCGTGCTGACGCTAGGTGCTTAGGCTTCTCTGTGTCTTTTCTGTTCCCCTTGTAGGGGTGAGACTTAGCGATGTCGAACCTAAAGTTAGTCTTACCTGTCAGATACGTCTGGAAGTCATCCTTAGAGGGGAAGGGAAACTCAACAGTGTCAGAAATGATATATTCCATCAACTCATCAACCTTCTCTTCCGCCTCTTTGTATGAGTAATCCTGAGTGGCAAAGGCTGCTCTATATGCAACGATGTCGCCATCAATTAGAACTTTACCTTTGCCAGCCATTACTTAGAACCCTCCGAAGGTCATAGACCCATCATCTTTCTCAAACCCCACATCATTGACGTAAGTGAAGCCACAAGATCGTGTGAAGTCACCTACTGCCTGAGCTAGAGAGTGTAGATCATCAACATCCTGACGGGTAATTGTTGCACTTCCGACAACCCCATCATCTTCACTATCAAAGATAGCTGTCAGAACAACCTTCATTAAGCTACCTCATCCATGCTAAAGATGTCATCACCAGCACCACCTGAGCTTGCCTCGTAAGCTACATGGTCTGTAACACCTACAGCACAAAGCCGAAGACCAGCACCATTACTGTACGTCTCAAACTGTACGATAGCTGCACTACCATTACCGATAGCACCATCTTCTTCAAGAGACCACCAACGCTTGTTCTCCATACCGTCAGTCAGGTTCACTACTTTAGGAGCACCACCGAAGTCAACCTCTGTTGGGTTACCCTTCTTATCCGTGAAGGTCATCTTGTGATCGTGCATACGTGTCAGTTTGACGTACTTACCAATACCGAAGTCGTTGCCCTCTTTGACACGTTTATTACCCATTGGCATTGGGTCCATGCCACCTTCCAGAAGCTCTTGAATTTGTTCTTCACTGGTAAAGTATGCGTTCACTACATACTGTCCATCATGCTTCGCTGCTTTCTTTGCGGCATTGTTTTGATCTCCACCCATGTCACGGTTCTCTTCGAACACTTTAGGGTACTCAAGGATCATTTCCATTGCAAACTTAGTCATCGTCGGGTCTTCCTTTTGTTTAAGCTGCTTTAGTGCAGCACTGTGTTGGTATTATACTATAGGAACACATTTCGGAGTTTTAGACATCGTGGTCCCTATTTATTTTTGACCTCCTCTGCAAAATGTAATACTGTTGCAGAAAAGAATCACTTTAGTGGATGTCAGCGTAAGTCTTGCCGAACTGAACATCAGTCCCAAGAGGTACGTTCAACTTCACCTCATCGTTAAGCTGGATTGCAGCCTCGTGCATGATAGCTTCTACATTCCCTTCCTCCCCCTCTTTGACTAGAGCAATAATCTCATCGTGGAACTGGCCCACACATTTGATACCTTTGTCACGGCACAGTCTAACCCAAGTGTCAAAACAGTAGACACCTGTACTCTGGTTCAACGTAGAGAACCTATCCTTGTCACTACGTAGGCTATGCCAGAAGCCTGACACTGGATTAAGTATCCACATAGACCCAAACAGTTCCCTTGTACGGGCTGTGCTTGCAACCTTCTCAATGGACCAGTTACGTGACCAGAAGGCATTGAGCAGGGTCTTAGCCTCAGATTGTGACATACCTGTCTCACGGGCCAGCTTAGGTGCTCCTACGCCATACGTGGCACTGTAGTTCACTACCTTGTAGTTCTTACGTAGTGCTTTCAGTGACCGTTCCCCTGAGTTGTGCTTATCGATGTCATCTTGATTGATAACACCAGCGTGTAGTGCCAAGTCCAAGTGTGGGTCAAAGCCTTCTCTGCTCATCTCCTCTACATACTTAGGGTCCAGTGGTTTCATGTAGTGACGTTTGGTAGTGTCCTCCAAAGAGGTCATGTCAGCACCCGCTAGTGTGTAACCATCAGGACAGGTAAGACACCCACGGATAACATCACCATAAGGTTTATCTACAGAAGGTAGGTTGACCAGAGGTTTGAAGTGCTTGAACCTGAACGTGTTGGTCAGACCAGCTACACCAGCCTGTAGCCAACCATCTTTGTGACACTCCAAGAAGCTCTTTAGGATGCCAGCCCTGTGAGTGAGAACAGTAAGCCCATCAAGTAGATCAATAGAAGGGTTATCAGAAATGAGGTCAGTGACACTACTACAAAGCTCACCATCCTTACGAACCTGTTCAATTTTACGTTCCTCTCCAGTCTTCTTGTCACGCAAGAACTTCCATGTACGTGGTTGCCATCCACAGTTATAGAGCCAATCCTTAACTTGATCGTTAGAGTTAGGGTTGCCACGTTCTTCACCTGTCTTAACCACAAAAGATTGTGTAGTGAGAGGTTGCTTATACTCCTTACATAACTCTACCCACTTCTCCCCGTGTGACGACAGATCACCATCCTTCTTGTGCATGACCTTTGGTTGTGTAGCTACACGAGTGAGAACCTTACGTGGCATAGCTTCAGCTAGTTGCTCTACCTTCTCCTCTTTCATAGCTGCAATCTTGTCGTATGCTTCCTGAGCTTTATCTACATCCAGTTTCCACTGCATATCTTCCTGTTCACGAGCACAGTCCAGTTTGAAAGTGAGGTAGTCTATCAGCTTCCATTTGGCATCTGTGTCTTGATACAGTTTGTTTAGCTTAAGCTCCAGATCACGCCAGAGACGAGAGTTGATCTTAACATCCTCATTGCATCGGTGAGCATACTCTTCATACGTCAGGGTGTTCCAGTCCTTAATGACGGGCTTGGGTACTCCATAGTCCTCTCCGTAGCCCTCAAGACCATGCTTGGGTCGATCATGGTTGAGATACCAAGATAGGGCCAAGGTGTCTACCAGACGAGCATTTACCTTGATACCTAACACACGTTCCACTGCGGGGATGTCGAAGCGGATAATGTTGTGGCCTACCAGTGTTTCTGTGTCAGTGAAGAACTTACGCATTTCGTCGTAGTCGTGCGTGTGCTTCACTTCTTTTCCATCGTGTGAATAAGACAAGACATGAATCTTGGTCAACTCATCTAATAGACCGTCTGTTTCAATGTCGAATACTGTCATAAGTTACATTACCTCACTTAGTGTAAATGTTTCAGTGTTGAACCGCATCATCCCTGCGTTGCCTTCCTCAGAGCATGGACGGTTCTTTTCGATAGATAGGTACGTTGTATTGCGTTCCTGTAGATCATCAGCTTCCTTGTCACGTTTAAGGTCAATAATCACAGAAGCCCGTTGTCCAATCATACGACAATACTTCATCTGTCCATCATCGTTAGTGTGAGCAATGGTTACGATACCTACGTTCAACTCAGCAGACAGCTTGGAGAGACGAACTGACAAGTCAGCCAACATCTGTTCTTTGCTTTCCTCTGACGACCCAACAAGAACATCTTGGATAGGCTCGAAGAACACAAACTTAACACCACAAGCTACAGCAAAGTAACGTATCTGGTCGATCGTGACTGGGAAAC